TGCGATGCTTGATGAGTTTGTTGCTTTGCGGAATGGGTTGTCTGTTATTGAGTAGAATCGGCGTATGGCTGGTGAGCGGACGTTCGTTGTTAAGTTTATTTCTGATACCGCTGCAGCCAAAGCAGGGCTGAAACTTCTATCCGGTGACATCAAGGGTTTCGGGAATCAGGTTTCTAAGACCTCACCTTTGTTTGGTGCTTTGGCAGTTGGGGCTACCGCAGCCTTCGGTGCTATCGCTGTTGGATTAACTAAATCGGTTAAGGCTGCGATCGAAGACCAAGCATCGCAGGCAGAGTTACAGCGTCAGTTGGAGAAAACCTTTGGAGCCAATGAGGCGTTGACGGCTTCGGCTGAACGGTACATTTCGGTTACACAACTTCGCACCGGAACGTCGGATGTGGAGCTTAGAACTTCGCTGGGCTTACTAGTTCGGTCAACTGGTGACCTGACTCAATCTCAAGACCTGCTCAATACTGCTCAAGATATTTCTGCTGCCACAGGTAAAGACCTTGCGTCGGTCACATTGGCGTTGGCTAAGGCCAGCCAAGGACAGTTCACAGCATTATCTCGTTTAGGTATTCCACTTGACGACAACATCAAGAAGTCCAAAGACTTTGAAAAGGTTGTTGGCCTATTGAACGATCAGTTCGGCGGTGCTGCAGAAACCGCTGCAGGAACTTTCAGCGGACAGTTAAAGATTTTGTCTGGTCAATTCGGTGAGATTCTAGAAACCATTGGTGCTGCCCTTCTGCCATATCTACAAAAGTTCACAGACTTCTTAGTTAAAAATGTTGCCCCAGCGATTCAACGTGTCACCACAGTCATCGGTGAAAAAGGTTTGGTCGCTGGTTTCCAGCAACTCCTATTCGAATCAGGCAAAGCCGGAACAGGCGTAGCAGGAGTATTCAAAGCGATTGCTGTTGCAGCAGCAACCGCTATAAACGTGATAGCCAAGGCCTATTACATCACTAGCGCAAACTTCAAACTTCTCAGTCGTGACTTTGTAGGCGCAGCAAAAGACTTCTACAAAGCAACCAACGACTACATCAATGTTGATGAGGTGGGCAAAAAGTTTGATGCAATCGCTGTACCTATCAATAATTACAAACGGAGCATTCGTGACACCATTAACGAGCAGTCTGGTTTCAAGGGTTCAGTTGAGGAATTGACTGATGACACTAAAGGCTTAGGTAAGGTAACTAAGACTTTGAAGACAGCAACACAAAAGTTGGATGAATACAACAAGAGCCTAGGTGTATCTGAGCGTTTGCAGGATCGGTTGAGTAAGGCTGGGAAGGCTGAGAGTAAGTCGCTTGCTTCGTTGACTGATGCGAATACGAACTTGGCTGATGCTAAGGCTAAGTTGGCTCAGATTGAGCGTGGCTTTGGTGCTGGTTCACCGGAGGCGTTGGCTGCGCAGGCTGAGTTGGCTAAGGCTCAACGCAATCAGGAACGAGCAACGTATGCGGTTGAGGAGGCTGTGTTCTCGGTTGCTGATGCTGAGAAGAAACTGGCTGAGGTTCGTAAAGACCCTGAGTCTTCTGCTACCGAGATTCGTCGTGCTGAGATTGATTTGGCTGAGGCGAAGTTGTCGGTTGCTGATGCTACTGATTCGCAGGCTAGATCGGCTAAGGAGTTGAATGACCAGCAACGGTCTCTGAATGAGGCGATTTATGGTGCGACTGTTGGTTCGATTCTTTATGACCGAGCGTTGGAACAAGTTGAGGATGCGACTCGTGCGCAGGTCTCGGCGTATGAGGCTTGGGAGGATGCGGTCACTAATACGAAGAACGCTCAGGAGGAGTTCAATGCTGCGTTGCAGGCTACGGCTGATTTGATTGCTAAGTATCCGAAGGTGTTGGGTGGGATGCCTAATCCGATGGCTATGGTTACTGGCGCACAAACTTTAGCGACGAGCGGTGTTTATCAGCCTGGTGGACAGTTCGGTATGCCGAATGTGAATATCGAGGTTAATGCTGGGTTGGGTGCGAGTGGGATTGAGGTCGGTCAGGAGATTGACCAGTACTTGCGTGAATACTTGAACTTTACTGGTAGTCAGTTCTCGTTTGGTTCTATCGGGAACTTTGTTGGCGTTAGATAATGGCTAGGCAAGCGGTTTGGGGGGAAACCCTTAAGGTCAATTTGGATGTCGGTTTTATTGCTAACCGTTTTATTTTGGATACCAGCGAACTTGATGATGTTAACGCTGTGTTGGATGGTTCTACAGAGTTCGTAGATATTACTGAGTATGTTCAGAACATCACGATCAATCGTGGACGGTCTAATCAGTTGGATACGTTCAACACCGGAACGCTTGCCATCCTCACTGATGACCGTGCGTCTGGTAGGTCGTTTGACCCGTTGAACACAGACTCACCTTGGTATCAGGGGGATTTAGGTATTGCGCCACGTCGAGCGATTGAGGTTTATGGTGGTTCGGCTGGTACAGCTGCGATGTTTAAGGGTTATGTCTATGACTTGAACATTGAATACGATGAGCCGAACTTGTCATCTGCACAGATTCTCGCTGTTGATGCTTTGGCACAGTTAGCTCAGACGAACCTTGTCGGGTTTAATCCTTCACAACAGTTGACGTCTGAGCGGGTTGATGAGATTTTGTCGAGGAATGAGGTGGCTTGGTCGACTGCGTTGCGTGAGATTAATCCTGGGTTGGCAACGGTTGGGACGGTTGCGTATGAGGATAATACGAATGTGTTGGAGGCTTTGCAGGCTTTGCAGGTTTCGGAGAATGGTCGGTTCTATGCGTCCCGTGATGGGATGTTGGTGTTTGATGCTCGTATTGAAACTTCATTTGGGACGGCTGTGGCGGTGTTGGGTGGGACTGGGGTGACGGATATTCCGATTCGTTCGTTGAATAATTTGTATGGGGCTGAGACTGTGTTGAATCGTATTTCGGTTCAGGTGTTGGGGTCGTCGGTGTTGAGTGTGGCGAATGGTACGGCTTCGCAGGCTGAGTATGGGATTAAGAACTTTGCTTTAAATAATTTGCCGTTGGTGGATGATGCTGCTGGTTCGGCTTTGGCTGTGTCTTTGTTGGACAGGTATCAGACACCGGAGGTGGTGTTCAATGAGACAAGTGTGTTGTTGAACGGGTTATCTTCTGCTCAGCAGGAGCTGATCGCTTCGTTGGAGATTGGTGATATTTTGACGGTGGAGAAACGGTTCGCTGTTGGTTCGCCTTCGGTGATTCGTCAGAATGTTTTTGTTGAGTCAATTCGTCATCAGATTTCGCCTTCACGTCATGAGGTGTTTTTGGGGTTGGGTCAGGCTGATTTGGTTTATGCGTTCCTGCTTGACGACTTATTGTTTGGGGTCATGGACTCTACGAATGCGTTGACCTGAGTGTTACACTAGACAACTATGGCTAACCCATTCCCATTCGTAGCAGGGTCAATCCTTGAGGCCGCCCAATTGAACGGCATTGGCGAAACCGCTGTTTCGTTCACTCCGACTTTTGGCAGCTACACACGGGGCAACGGCACAAGCGTTGCGTATTACATGCGCGTAAACAAATTAGTTTATGTGTATGTCGAGGAAACTTTGGGTAGTACTTCCTCTGTTACTGGCGCACCTACTTTGACTTTGCCTATAGCGGCTACACGATTTCAAGCAATACAAGCGGGTAAAAGTCGTATCGACGACACAGGCGCACAGGTCTATTGGGGTACTACAGTTGGAGTAAGTACTACGGCAGTAGTTCTTTATGCAGATTTTGCGGCTGGAACCTATGTTTCATTTGGCTCAATTACCGCAACAGCCCCGATGACTTGGGCCGCTACTGACAAGTTTACGTTTCAATTTGTTTATGAGGCCGCATAATGACAACTAAAGAACAATACGCCGAACAATGCCGAGCAGAAAACCCCGAAATGCATGTCACCGAAAATGGCGTCACACGCAAACTAACTAAAGCCGAATACGATGAAGCCGTAGAGGCTTGGGCTTTAATGCGTTGGTATCAAGACAACCCAGACCAACAGCCAGCACAAACACCGCTCATCTAAGTAATCTGATGTGTTCCGTTCACGCTGGCTAGTTTTTTTACCTGCGTTTTTAGGTTTCCTTTTCACATCATCATCAGCTGAGGCTGACGGTTTGGGTGTGTGGGAGTTCTCGAAGTCTTGCCTCGCTGTTGAGGGTGGACAGGTTGAGGAGGTTGAGGCGGGGTTTAGGTTGACGGGTGCTGATGGTGGGACGTGTGCTGGTCAGTCTCATTGGGTGCAGGTGCAGGCCATCATCCCAGAGGACACAACGGAACTCGGTTTCCAATGGGAGTATCAGACGACTGATGGGGCTTGGTATGACCCACCACAAATTATCCTTAATGGTGTTGTCACACAACTGACGAATGAGAACAATGCCACCGGATCAGAGCTGGTGACGGTTGAGGCTGGGGATGTGTTTGCGTTCCGACAGTTCTCGATTGACTCATGCTGCCAACCAGGTCTGCTGACGATTACGGGGTTGACATTAGGCTTGGGTGAATGGGTATCTACAACCTCATCCACAACAACGACGACGACCTCTACTTCTACTGTCCCGTCAACGACTGTCCCTGTCACCAACCCGACTACTACGACAGTTCAAGAAACAACTACAACTTCTTCAACGTCGACTACGACTCTTCAAACAGTCGTCCCAACAACCACAACGGCACCACCACAAACAACAACAACAATCCAAGAAACACCTTCACCGGATACCTCAACTAGTTTGACAACTACGACAACAGTTCAAACTACAACCCCTTCTTCTTCCAGTACCACGACCCCTTCAAGTCTGCCCACAACAACAACACAAGCCCCAACAACAACATCGAGCAGCTTGCCAGCAACAACCACCACAACAAGTTCAGCAACATCTTCTACCTCCTTAACAACCACGATACCAACAACAGTTCCACCACCGGTGACAACTATCTACATCCCACCAGCAACGACCTCTACCGTTCCCGAAACAACGACCACCACCACAACGGAACCAGAACCAGCACCCACCACAACGGCGACGCTTCCAACAGAAACAACCACGTCAACTCCAACAACAACATCTCAACCTCCTGTGACCACAACCGAACCACCTGTGACCACAACCCAGCCACCCGTCACAACAACCCTACAAAGCCCCACAGACGAACCGAAACCGCTCACCCAAACAGAACTACTCAACACCCTCCAAGCCCTCTCAGAAGCCCCCACAGAGGCCATAGAAGCCATCGTAGATGAAGTCCTCACCAAAGACCTAGACACCAGCCAAGCCACCCTCCTCATCGCCACCCCAGCCGTACTCGACAACATCACCACCAACCAAGCCGAACAACTCTTCACCGAAATCACCCCAACCGAACTCAGCCCCGATGAAGCCGAAGCGGTAGTCGAAGCGGTGCAAGTTGCACCATCATCAGTTCGTAAAGCGTTCGAGTCGGTGTTGAACATCTTTCAAGGTTTCGCTGACAACTATGTTCCATTGAACTCGACTGTGCCTGTTAGCACTCGTCGTGCGTTGATTGCTGTTGGTGCTGTATTCTTGACGTTAGCCCCTGCACCAGCACGAAGGATACGGTGATGAAGTTTTGGGGTGAGTTCCATGCTTTGATATGGACAATCGCAGCATCAATCACCACGATCCTCACCTTGTCTGGCACGTTGCAACAGATCGTGATCTGGCTCACCGCAGCAGCTCTCGTTCTGCACTTCATCGGCGCATATACCAATAAGGACAACAACTAATGGCAACACTTCAAACCCTCATCCTCCGCATCGTTGCAGTATTCGGCTCATCAGCTTTGGCAGCTGTTGCCGGTGGTGCAGTCCTCGACGTAGAACTCTGGAAAGCAGCAGCCATTGCAGGCATCGTTGCAGCAGCCAAAGTCACCGAAGCCCTCCTTCGTGCCTGGTCATCTGATGGTGTGTTAACCAAGGAAGAGATCGCTGAAGCGTTCGGCAAGGCTAAGTAATGGCGTTGCCGATAGCTAAGTTGGTGATGCCTAAAGATTTGAAGGGCTGTCAGAACGGGAAACTTCCCGCAACTTTGCTACGTCGAATCGCACCATCGGGACGGATGCACCATCTCGCAGCGATATCGTGGACACTCCTTCGGGAACTCGCAGCCAAAGAAGGTTTGGACTTAGTTCATGTTGGCGACTACCGCCCCTATGAACAGCAGTTAGCGTTGTTTGAGTCACGGATGAAACCATTCCCTAACGCCAAGAAACCGACTCAGGTTGTGCGCACGTTCAACGGGGAGAAATGGTATCTGCACAATGGCGCACCGGTGGCAACACCTGGTACCAGCAATCATGGCTGGGGTTTGGCTATTGACGCTGCTGTCAAAACCAAAGGCAAGAAGGGTGGGGTTGTGTCAATCACGACGAAACCTAAGATTGCTAAGCGGTCAGGGTTGCAGTTCTTGTTGGCTGAAGCCCCCTCGTTGGGTTGGTCTTGGGAGTTGCAGTCTGAGCCTTGGCACATCAGGTATGTTGCCGGTGATAAGACCCCTGCAAGGTTGAAGGAATTGCTCGCTGACAGGGTTGTGATTTGAGATGGAGATGGTTCTAGCAGCGTTGGTCACCGCAGTTGGTGGAATCATTACTACGCTTCTGTTGATGTTCCGTAAAGAAAACACAGAAGACCATGCAAACGTCATGGAAATCCTGCGGGCAGTCGGTGGAAATGTTGAGCGAATTGATAGTAAGTTAGATTCGCATATCGACTGGCATCTCAAGGAGGCTACGGGTGGGGAAGTTTCTAAACGAAATTAAAGGTCAGCAAGCTGGGAAGAATGGTCGCATTGATGCAATCGTTGCCGAACTCGGTGAACCTGATGGTAAAGATTTAATTGAAGCGTTAAACGATTTAACAATCAGACCTGCACAAATCATTAAGGCTTTGCAGGCTAGAAAAATCACGTTGTCTGGTTCGGTTATCACACGATATAGGGCAACTTGTGACTCTGTTAAATGAAATACGCCAGTCGTATTATCCTTCGTGGCCTGTTGTTTCACAAGGCAAGAAGTATGCGCTCCCTGCAACGAAGACATCGAAGACACCTCAACGCGACTATGCGGTGGCGGTCATCCTCCCCGACATGCAACTCGGATACTTTAGAAGCCACGACAATTCTCTTGAACCCATCCACGACGAGCAAGCCTTAGATGTAGCGTTACAGATTGTTAAAGCATCCAAGCCTGACCAGATTGTGTTGGTTGGTGACAACCTAGACCTCTGTGAGTTTGGCAAATACCGGTACACCCCAGCGTTCGCCCGCACCACCCAAGCAGCGATTGACCGTGCCAGCCAGCTGTGCGCACAGTTACGCAAACTAGCCCCCGATGCTCGAATCGTTTGGATCGCAGGCAACCATGAGGAACGACTCGGCAACTTCATCCTTGATGGTGCTGGTGCAGCGTTCGGGTTGCGTCGAGGACTCAGGCCTGAAGAGTGGCCTGTGATGTCGGTGCCGTATCTCTGCAACCTTGATGACTATGACGTGGAGTATCTGCCTGGATACCCGACGGGAGCGCATTGGATCAACCAGCGACTCCATGTCATTCATGGTGACAAGGTTGCATCCGGTGGAAGTACCGCCCACAAGTATCTTGCGACAGTCAAAACCTCAGTCATCTACGGTCACATCCACCGACGAGAATGGGCAGAACGCACACGGGACGACCATGACGGAGCGAGAACAATCCTCGCAGCATCGCCAGGTTGCTTGGCTCGAATTGATGGTGCTGTTCCTTCGACTCGTGGAGGACATGACTTGGATGGTCGTCCGTTGTATCGAGCGGAAGACTGGCAACAAGGACTCTCAGTCGTTGAATACATTCCTGGTGACGGGGAGTTTAATCTTGAGATGATTCCTATTCGTGACGGTTGGGCTAGGTGGAGAGGACGAGACTATGTCGCAGGATGAGATGCGAACGATGGTGGTGGTCATCTGGCATGACGCACACGCAGCCACCGACTCATGGACACCGATAGACGAAATAGGTCAAGACCCGTGTGTCGTCGTTAGTGCAGGGTTCCTGCTTCCGATAAGCGATGGTGGCAAAGAAGGCCACATCACCATATTCCAGTCAAAAACCGACTCCGATGACGTGGATGGGGTTCTATGTATCCCAGCCGAGATGGTGCAGAATATGCGGGTGATGACCAAGAATATCCCTGGTCTAGCCCCTGAAACCCTTGCAAATAAAGGGTCAAAAAAATCTTGAAATAATAGTTGCTTTTTGTCTTACAACCCCCTAGATTGAAGTCATCAAGGAAACACCTTGAGTCTCATAAGGAGGGACATTATGGAAGCAATCAAGTTCAGCAACAAAGGTCAGAATTGGGAAGTTGTAGAAATCAAGCAACACTCAACCATCTTCTCAAGCCAACTCGGTTGGACACACTTCGCAGGCATCAAGCGTCCAAACGGCAAGAAGGTCTACTACGCAAACCTGCTCATCGTTGACGGTGAAGTTGTAGATACAACGGTGGTGCTGTGATGACTACCGCTACAACAAAGTTCCAAATCGGTCAGGAACTCAGCTCACGTTCACTCTGTGACTACGATTGTGTATTCCGCTTCAAGGTTGTGAAGCGCAGCGAAAAGTTTGTAACACTCAGCTACTACAACGAACTCAAGCGTGTAGGAATCAAGGTGCGTGATGGTGTCGAATACTGCTACCCACTCGGTAGCTACTCGATGGCACCAAGTGTCAATGCAAAGGAGGGTAACTGATGGTGAAGTATCCGACACTCACCATCAGACTCCCACAAGAGACCCTGCATTGGCTCAAGGTTGAAGCCGAATTGCAAGACACATCGAACGCCCAGATAGTCAAACAGGCTTTAGACCTGTACTACCGAACACAGCACCCAACGGACTAGACTGACTCTCGGATCGTTCGCCCGCCTTCATTGGGCTTGAACATCCCGCACACCTCCCCCTCCTTGGGTGTGCGATATATATCGGACAAACGGAAGGAAACAACTTGCACATAATCACAGCAAGCCTCATCGCCCTATCCACCCTCCTCGCAGGCACCGCCTACACGAGCCAACCAAACCCCACCCAAACCCACCCAGCCACCCAAACCCAACTACCCCGTGAACCGATGCCAACCGTCATCGAGATACTGCCTGCGGGAGTCCCCAAAGACAAGACGAAGCGATGCCCACAATGGGAACCCAAGTTCGCTCAACACGGCCTACCTGTTAAAACGTTCTCGTATATCGCTTGGCGCGAGTCGCGCTGCCGAATTAAAGCCCACAACACGACACTCAACCGGAACAAAAGCCAAGACCTCGGACTTGTCCAAATCAACTCCAGCTGGAAAACCGTGACATCCAAAGTATGCAAATCCCCATACGGAGATTTGACTGTTCTGTTCAACGTGGACTGCAACCTAAAGGTAGCCAAATATCTTTACGACAATGGCGGTCTAGGTCATTGGAGTTTGTGACCATCCACCACATCGCTCCAGTCTTGTCCTAATCTCATGAATGACCCAAAAGGAGGGCATCATGACAAACAGACAAAAGCAAGCAACAGTAGCGATAGGTATGGCGATTATGTGGGGTTTCTGGTTGTTACCAACAGCCGAAGACCTACCAGACGCGCAACCAGCAACCTCGCTCGAATGGAAACTATTCTTCGTACTCAACTTCGTTGCAATCATCTACATCCACATCCTGAATGTGCGTGAACATCAACGACAGCTGCGAATCGAAGCACAGGAACGCCATTGGCAACGCATGGAAACTCGTGCGCGTCACAACCATCCAACCAACCGTGACTACCAATGAGCAGCGGTCATGTCGTAGACATGTGGTCAGATGGTGACAACACCTTCAGACCACAACGCCCAGACTGGCAGGAAATGGCACGATGCAGAGGCGAAACCGAACTGTTCTTCAACGAAGGCTCACCTCACGCAATCGCTGATGCGAAACTGTTTTGTGCTGGTTGCAACGTGCGTCGAATCTGTCTCAAGTTTGCGTTAGACAACGACGAGGTAGGCATCTGGGGTGGTACGACTACGATGGAGCGTCAAAGGTTGAAACGGTCTAGGAGGCGTACAGGTGACATCATCGCAGAAGCGTAAAGGTTCCGCAGCAGAGTTAGCGGTTGCGAAATGGTTGCGCAAACTTGGCTGGATTCACGCTGAACGCAGTCGTGCCGGATGGACAGATGACCGAGGCGATATTGACGGCATGCCTGGAGTCTGCATCGAAGTTAAGAACGAGAAACGGATTGATTTACCAGGCTATTTGCGTGAGCTTGAAGTTGAGATGGCGAACGCTATGGCATGGACTGGCGCGGTCATTGTTAAACGTCGAGGTTCAACGAATGTCGATGATTGGTATGCGGTGATGCCTGCGAAGGTATGGGGTGAACTACTCCTCATGCTTGACAAACCCACCCAAAACCCTGTTACACCCACCCCGTAGAAGTAATGCTTGACAAAGCAATTCAACCTGCTACTGTCAAACCACAACCCATAATTCCCAAGCTTAGGAGGCCTGCGAATGTCAACATCAGACGAGTTCAGTTTATTAGCGGAAGCACCAAAAGACCGTTGGGGTCGCTACAAAATTAGTGATCCAGCAACAGGAAAAGAACGTGGCTACACACGGGTCACAACAATCGCAAAAGTGTTGGACGATTCATCGTCACTTGCTGATTGGAAAACACGGATGGCAATCACCGGCATCGTCCAACGAGCCGATCTGCTTGCTCAAGCATCAACATCACTCGATGACCGAAGCCGACTCAACAAAATTGCAAACGATGCTATTGAAGCAGCGGGTGCATATAGTCGCGCCAACCTCGGTACAGCACTTCACTCCATCACACAGCAACTAGACCTTGGCATGAAGCCACAAATACTCGAAGGTTTGAAGGCAGATATTGAAACCTATGTCGCATCAATCGCAGCGTGGGACTTCGGTATGCGCAAAGAATGGATTGAAGTTCTGCTCATCAACGACGAGTTTGAATACGCTGGAACAGCAGACCGAATCGTCACCACCCGTGACGGCAAAATCTGCATCTTTGACTTGAAGACTGGAACAGACTTGTCGTACTCGTTCGGTTCAATCGCAGTACAGCTCGCGATGTATGCCAACGCAGACTGGATTTACGACTGGAAGACTGGCGAACGCACAGCACTACCAGCAGGCTTAGACATGAAAGAAGGCATCATCTGTCATCTTCCAGCCGGCGAAGCAACCTGCAAGT